TACACGCTGGAGGAGATCGCGCGGCTACTGAAGGCATACCCGACGATTGCCAAGGCCAAAGCGGTGTTCCCTGGCGCCGCCGTAACAAAGATCAGCATCCCGCATGATCGCGCCGACAGGCTGTTCAACGATGACGTTCCGTTCTAGGAGGCGCGACATGGCAAAACTGATCTGCGGCATCGATCCTGGCATGTCTGGCGCCTTCGCCCTGCTGGCCGATGGCGAGCTGGTCGAGGTGGCCGACATGCCGGTCATTGAGGTCAACGGCAAGCGTAGGCTGAATGCCGCCGCTGCGGCAGAAATTGTCACCCGATTTAATGCCGCTTTAACCGTAATCGAACAGGTCGGTGCCATGCCGCGCCAGGGCGTCGCCAGTACGTTCGCTTTTGGCTACGGCGCCGGCGTGCTGGAAGGGCTCCATGCCGCGCTGGGGCGGGCAATCTTGATGGTCCGCCCAAATGTCTGGAAGCGCGAGGCCGGCGTTCCCGCCGACAAGTCTGCCGCACGCATGATGGCGACCCGCCTGTGGCCAGATCACGCCGCTTTGTTCGCTCGCGTCAAGGATGACGGCAGGGCGGAGGCTGCGCTGCTGGCGAGGTGGGGGATGACAAAATAGCAATGATTGAAACCCAAAAAATTGCGGCAGAAATTGCCCGCGCATTTATCGCCGCGCATCATAGCCGCTTGCCGCATGTACAACGCGGACCATGGAAACTGGCATTTGGCGCATACGAAAACGACACGTTGGTGGCCGCAGCTCTTTGGCACAATTGTTCCGCGCGCGGACTGCCGCAGAATTGGATCGAATTGCGCCGTATGGCTATTTCAAACGCCGCGCCGCGTAATACGGCATCGCAGATGCTCTCTGCTATGCGGACCTATATCCGGCGTCAACGCGGATACGATACCGTCCTCGTCAGCTATCAGGACGTCGCAGTCCATTACGGCACAATCTACCGCGCATCCGGCTGGACGCCTGTTGCTATTTCGCGTCCGCGCTATCGAGATCGCACGCCATTGCGGGCTGGAACGACGCGGAAATACCGTAGCGACGCAAATGGCATTGCCCCTGCAGCAAGCGCCAAAATACGTTGGCAGATTGGATGTGGCAGGCAGCGTTTTGACAGTTTAACGCCCGAACAGATCGAACAGGCGAAATTGCTAAAACCGACAAAATAGCAATAAAATTACAGGAGAAAATGATGCGTAATAATTGCATGTCTGACACACTGTCATTTTGGTGCGGCGGGGCGTTGGCCTTCGCCGCACTGACTGTCGTTATTGCGCTGCTCGTGACGTAGGAGGAAACATGCTTGACCATCTCAAGGCCATTGCACGCGGCGTCATCAACTTCTGGGACGACAAGCCACGCCTCTCGACCGCCGTCCTGTGCGCGCTGATCGTGTTGGTCATCGCCATTATTCGGGCGGCGGGATGAAAATCCCAAAAGTCGCGCCGAGCCGGAAACTGCTCGAAGACCTGCTGGTCTACATCGACCTGTCAAATGACGACCTAGCCGAACTGTGCCAGATCGATATCCGCACCGTTTTTCGCTGGTTGGCGGGCCATAGCCCGGTGCCCGCCGCTGTGGTAAGATTGCTGCAGCTCATTGCGATGACCAAGACCTACGATCCTCGCGAGGAGCCCATGTTTGCTTGGGAGCCCAAGGCCGGATGGAAAAGGTAAGGGCGTTCATCGGCGTCGTTGTGCTGATCCTGACCCCGTTTTTTGCGGTAGGCTCGCTATTCGACCCGAACATCTTCCTGCCGGCGACAATCGTGTCGGCGCTTGTCGCCTTGTCGGCGTGTAGTTGAGGGTCTGATGCCAAAGTCAAAACTCCAGCCCTTGCCAACGACTGAAAAGCGCGGACGTGGGCGCCCGACCATCTACCGCCCGGAGTTCTGCGAGCGCGTCATCGAGATGGGCAAGAACGGATACAGCATTGCGTCGATGGCCAGCGAGCTGGACGTTGATAAGGCAACGATCTTTGATTGGCGGGCAAAACACCCTGAATTTGCCACCGCCCTATCGAAAGCCCTCGTCCACGCGCAACACTGGTGGGAGCGCACGGGCGTCCTGGGCATGCTTGAAGGCGGCAAGGGTTTCAACGCGCTTGTCTGGAAGGTCAGCATGCAAGCGCGCTTCCGCGAAGACTACACCGAGCGCAAGGTGCAGGAAGTCACGGGCGCTAACGGCGGACCCGTGCAGTCTGTGGTCGAGCAACGCGCGACCATCGACGCGACGCAGCTTACGCCCGAGCAGCGCGATGTGCTGCGCGCTGCGCTGATCACTGCGAAGAAGCCGTGAGGACAGCGCCCGAGATCGTGCGCGCTGCGCTTGACGCGCAGATCATTCTTGAGGTCTGCGCGCCTGATCAGATCGAGACCTTCTCAACGCATTGCGTGATGGACGCCGATCTCGCACGCGACATCGAATGCAACTTGCCGAACGTGCTTGCGCTGCTGATGGGCGTCTACTATGGCGACCGCGTAAATTGTTGGATGCACTGAGATGCAGCGCCAAGAGGAGAAGCGCGCGTCAGTGTCCGCAGACGACCTTGCGAGAATGCTGCGTGAGGTCGTCTCCGAGACGGATTGCAAATGGCATACTTCGTCGTGCGAATGTCCGCTCTGTCGGGCGCGTGCGATGTTGCGGCGCTACAGGGGAGATGTGATGTCCCCTGTTGGCGTTCGCTGGGAGGAGCCGAAGTGAAGACCCGCTCCCGCCTCTACGCGCGCCGCGCCAAACGCTTCGCGCAGGGCTGCGCCATCAAGCGCAAGATACTGCCGCAACATGACGCGCCGCTGCGTATCGCGGTGTCGCTGCCGCCGTCGATGTTCGTCATGCTCCAACAGATCGCGAAGTTTCAGGAAGTCCCGGTATCGACCATTGTGCGCGAGGCGGTTGAGAGCTATCTCGCGAAGGGATGACCAACTGGACCGACATTGTCGTTGACGGAAAACGCCTCGCGCCCGACGAGGCGCTGCGCGACCTTGACCGCGCCGACTGCGAAGACAGCCTCTACACGTTCCTTGAGTATGCGTGGCGCTACATCGACCCGTCGCCGTTCGTGCCTGGCTGGCCGCTTGAAGCGATAGCCGAGCATTTGCAGGCGGTGGTCGATGGCGACATACGCAAGCTGGTGATCAACATCCCGCCGCGCATGGGTAAACAGGTTGCCGATGATACGCCTGTTTTGACAACGAAAGGCTGGATGCGCCACGGCGATTTGCGCGTCGGGGATTATGTGTTTAGTCCGTCTGGTAAACCTGTGCGCGTTAAAGCGGTAAGTGGCAAGACGCCATCAAACGTGCGTGTTGAGTTCTTCGACGGCAGCGTGATTTATTGTCACGAGAACCATGAATGGACGCTGTACAATCGCAGCAATCGTTCGTGGGAGACTGTTGAGACAAAGCTTTTCCTAGAACCTCGGCGCGGACGTTGTGGCAAAACGGGAAAAACAACAAAGCGCACACTGAGTGCCGGCCGCGCTTTGCATCAACTTCCGCTTATTCAGCCCGTGCAATTCCCCGTCGCGTCTTTGCCAATCGATCCATACATACTGGGCGTTTGGCTTGGCGATGGTTTCAAGGGGAAGGCAGGCGTTCTTGCGCTCAAGCACATTCCAGAAGCTTATCAAATGGCATCCGTCCAGCAGCGCCTTCAGCTTCTAGCCGGGTTGATTGATACAGACGGACGCGTTGATCGTACTGGTCGTTGCCATTTCTCAAACACAAATCGCGCGCTGATTGACGGCGTTGTTTCTCTTGTTCGCTCTATGGGATGGCGCGCATCCGTAAATGAAAATGCGCCACGCAAATCTTTCAGCGGCGTTCAAGGCAAAAAGACTTGCTGGGTTGTTGCGTTCCAGCCAACCGAGGAGCTGCCAACTAAATTGCCGCGCAAAAGAGTGAAGAGGTTTGCCCCGCGTCGCTCTATGGCGCTCAAGTCTGTAAAATACGACCCTTGCGGTAAAATCGGTCACTGCATTGAAGTTGATGCAAAAGATGGTTTGTATCTTGTTGGCCGCGAATTGATCCCAACGCACAATTCAACGATCTGCAGCGTCGCGTTCCCGGCATGGGTGTGGGCGCAGCGTTACGACAGTCCGACAAGCGGACCAAGCGTGCCATTGCTTCATGCGTCATACGCCTTGTCGCTCGCGATGCGCGACAGCGTGAAGTGCCGGCGACTGATTGAAAGCCCTTGGTATCAGTCGTTGTGGGGCGGGCGCTTTCAGCTTGTTGGAGATCAGAATACCAAGGGGCGCTTCCAGAACAGTCAACGCGGCGAGCGCCTCATCACTGCCGTCGATGCGCGGGTCACAGGCGAGGGCGGCAACATCATTGTGGTAGATGATCCTAATGCCGCAAACGAAGCGTTGTCGCGCGCGATGATCGAAGCCTGCACCGAGTGGTGGGATGGCACGATGAGCACGCGCTTGAACGACAGCCGCAATGGCGCGTTCGTTGTCATCCAGCAGCGCTTGGGTGAGCAAGACCTTACCGGACACATCCTTGAGACCGACAGCGGGTGGACGCACTTGTGCTTGCCGATGAAGTACGAGCCCGACCGCAGCTTCGTCACGCTGACCGATTGGAAAGACCCGCGCGCGGAGGCGGGCGAGCTGTTGTGGCCCGACAGGTTTAACGAAGCGCAGGTCAAAGAGCTTGAGAAGCGCCTTGGCCCGTGGAAGGCCGCCGGCCAGCTTCAACAGCGCCCGGAGCCTGCGGGCGGCGGTATCATCAAGCGCGAGTGGTGGGAGCCGTGGCCGGACGCCGCCTATCCGCCGATGGACTTCATCGTCGCATCCGTCGATACCGCATACACAACGAAGACGGAGAACGACTACAGCGCGATGACCGTGTGGGGCGTGTTCTCTGGCGACGTCGTCGCGCAGAACACGAAAGAGATACAGCGCGACGGCAACGTGGCTGAGGCAGCGCAGCGCGAGTATGGACAACAGCATGCGCGTGTCATGCTGATGACCGCGTGGCAAGAGCGCCTGGAGTTGCATGACCTCGTGAAGAAGATTGCCGAAACGTGCAAGTCGATGAAGGTCGATAAGCTGCTGATTGAAGACAAGGCCGCAGGGCATAGCGTGGCGCAGGAGATGCGTCGCATGTTTGGCTACGAGGACTTTACGGTGCAGCTCATCAATCCGGGCGCCATCGACAAGATGGCCCGCCTCTACAGCATCCAGCACCTGTTCGCTGAAGGCATGATCTACGCGCCGGATCGGTCGTGGTCGGACATGGTGATCACCCAGTGCGGCACGTTCCCGAAGGCCCGCCACGACGATCTCGTGGATACTGTCAGTATGACATTACGTCATATGCGGGACATCGGGCTACTGTCCCGGTCGGCGGAAAGGCTGGCGGAAGTGCAGGACAGCATGCGCCATCGCGGTGGTCCGCCCAAACCTCTGTACGACATCTAGCGGCAGTCTATACGTCCGCGTCCGGGGTGTGCTACTATGCCGCACACCGAGGGCCTTGACTTATGCCGCTTACGCCGGGTTTGGCGCCGAACATCCGTCTGGAAGAACCTGCACCCGACGCGCTGCCGCCGGGTGAAGAGGTTGTCATTGAGGAAACGCCAGAAGGCGTTGACGTCCCTCACCTCGACGATAAGGGCGCCATCCTGCAGATCGAGCACCCTGACGGCTCGATCACGATTACGGCTGACGGCAGTCCGCTTGAAGGCCCGAAGGAAGCCGGCGAGACAAAGTGGTTTGATAACCTCATTGACAAGATCGACGAGCTGGAACAGTCGCGCATTGCCGACGACCTGATGCGCGGCATCTCCGACGACCTTGAAAGCCGCAAGGATTGGATCGAGGACCGCGCCAACGGCCTGCGTTTGCTGGGACTGAAGATTGAAATCCCCGGCCTCACTGGCACCGCCGAGGGCGCACCGGTCGAGGGCATGAACCGCGTGCGTCACCCGTTGCTGCTGGAGGCGGTGCTGCGCTTCCAGGCGAACGCGCGCAGCGAGATGTTGCCGACTGATGGTCCGGTGAAGATCAGGATCGACAGCAACAACGGCTCGTACCAGACCGACCGGATGGGCGAGGCGCTTGAGCGCGACATGAACCACTACCTCACGGCGGTGGCGACCGAGTACTACCCCGACACGGACCGCATGCTGCTGATGCTTGGCTTCGGCGGCCTCGCGTTCAAGAAGGTCTACTATTGCCCGCTGCGTAATCGTCCGGTCAGCGAGACCGTCGATGCCGACGACCTGATCGTCAACAACGCGGCGACCGACATCCGCAGCGCCAAGCGCGTCACGCACCGCGTGATGATGCGCCCCAGCACGGTGAAGCGCCTGCAAATCCTGGGCGTGTACAAGGATGTCGATCTCTCGACGCCGCAGCAGCCCGACCTCGACAGCGCGCAGCGCGAGAAGAAGGCGCAGCAGGGCGTCCAGCCTGACCCAGGACGCCCCGAGGACCGCGACCGCGAAATCTACGAGTGCTATTGCGAACTGAACGTCAAGGGCTTTGAGCACAAGCTGAAGGGCGCGGAAACAGGACTTGAAATCCCGTACCGCGTCACCGTCGACGTCAGCACAAAAAAAATCCTGAGCATCGTCCGCAACTACGACGAAGACACTGCAGACCTGCCGGAAGCGCGTGCGGTGTTTGTTCCGTACATTTTCGTGCCGGGTCTGGGCTTCTACCCCATCGGCCTGCTGCACATCCTTGGCAATACGACCAACGCCATCACGGCGGCGTGGCGCGAGCTGCTCGACGCCGGCATGTACGCCAACTTCCCCGGCTTCCTGTTCAGCGACGCCGGCGGGCGGCAGAACACGAACATCTTCCGCGTCCCTCCGGGCGGCGGCGCGCTGGTCAAGACGGGCGGCATGCCGGTCAACCAGGCGATCATGCCGCTGCC